GGATATTCTTTAATGATAAGTTTACCGGTTACTTTACTTTTAAGACTTGCAACTTTTCTATCATAAGTTTCTTTTGGTAAATCTAGTAAATCATCAAGAGTAACATTCAATAAGTTTGCATCTATTCTTTCTGCAATACGTTCTTCAGCCATTTCCATAGTGATATAAAGAACATTTCTACCCATCGACATATTTCCAGCGGCACAATGACACATAAAAAGGGACTTACCAACACCGGTGCCAGCAAGAGCAATATTAAGAGTCTTAATTGGGAGACCCCCTTTTGTAATCTTGTTAAACATGTCGAGGTCAAATGGGATTCGTTCTTCTTTTCTGTGGTAGAAGTCATATCGGTCATCAGAGTTCTCCAAGTAATCATGCCCAATAGAATTATCAAAACTTACCGATAAGGCATCTGATAATATTTTGGGAATCGCACCTTTGTCATTTGTTTTGTCCTTACCGTCCAAAATAGAAATAGACCCCAATACTGCATTGTATATGGCCCTTTCTTGGCAAAAGGCTTCTGACTTTTCAATGAGCCATTGAATCTTGGATTCTTGTCCCTTAGCCAATTCAATCTCTTGAAGATAATTTTCGGACTTCTCCACTTCAGCATCAGAGAGATTTCTCCTTTCTTTGATGGCTAATCCAATTGCTTCAATCGTTGGTGTAGTGTTGTACTTTGAAACAAATGAGGATAGTTCTTTGAAAATTGTCTTTTCAATCGAATCGGAGAAGTATTCATCTTTGATGAAAGGGAGTACTTTGCGAATGTACTCTTCATTATAAATCAGGTTCCTTAATATCGTCTGCTCTAGTCTCATCAATTATTTCCTCGTCTATATTATCAGTCATTAACTCTACTAATAGGTCACCGACATATTTTGTAAAGTCTTTATCATGTTGTAGTTTTTTAGGTTTCTTCACTTTAGATTCTAACACATCAAAGGAGAAATGTAAATGGGGTCCATCTATTTCTTCCTTTATTTTTACCTTACCAAACTTAAAGACGGTATCTTTATAGTCACCATCTAAAAGTTTGATATGGGTTAATGTCTTATCATCTTTAGGATAGATGAAACAGTAATCAATGCCTTCTATCATTCCGCACCGTTTGAAGTCTCTACTGCAAAGGCTTCTTCAATATCACCACGCATAATATTACCGGTAGATATGCGGTATTTCTGTTTGATGAAGTCTTGGAATGTTTTGTTTCTTAGAATAGGAGTCCAGAATTCTTTCGTATCGGTTTCTTTTAAACGATATTTCTTGTCTTCTACAACACCATCTAAGTCTACTTTAGAATACCATCCATTAGCAGGCTTAATTACATGACCAGATTCAAGAGCGATATCAAGTAAGCCGCTCCACTTGCTAATACCACCATCAAAAGATACATTAACTGGTATTTTAGATTTTTCTTTAACATAACGACTCTTTTCCACATTGATAATGAAATTATAACCTACAATCTCTGTTCCTTCTTTCTCTTGTTGTCTACCAAGAATAAAGATGTTATCAGCAGAATAATAAGAACCTGTACCCCCACCAACAATGTCTTTAGGGAACATACCAATTTCTTTGTAGGTATGATTTACGACAATCATCGGTATATCTTTCATTGTCAAGTGTGGTGTTACCATTCTAAACAATGATTTGACTTGCTTTGCACGAGACATATCGGCAACTGACTTACCTTCTAGTGCATCATCAACTTCTTTCTTAGATGCAAGATTACCGATTGAATCAATAATGATAATCAGTTTATCTTTGCGTTCTAATTGAGACAACTGTTGCATAATATCAAACTTCAACTGTTCAATGTCAGTAAGAGGAGTATGCAGGACACGATTAGTGTTAATGCCGAAGGAATCGAAATAAGATTGAGGAGTGCCAAACTCAGAATCATAAAAAAGAAGTGCCGCATCATCATATTTGTCTAAGTAAGATTTAGCCATTAAGAGACTAAAAGCAGTTTTAAAGTGCTTTGAAGGACCGGCCCACATTGTGAGTCCTGGTGTTAATCCTCCATCAAGTGCACCGCTAAGTGCAACGTTGATGATAGGAATCGAAGTAGGAATCATGTCCTTCTCTGTGAAGAACTTAGATTTAGAAAGAACAGCAGACTCCTTGATGCTACTATTCTTCTTTAATTTTTCAAGTATGCTCATTGATTAGTCTCTTGGTAAAGATGATGCCTCATTGATTAATTCTACTAAGTCTTGAATTGAATTCACAACAATCTTTGCGCTTTTCCAGTCATCTGCACTATCACGTCCAGAGATTTCAAACATAAAACCATTGTCATACATGTTGACAGTAAAACTATCATTCACTTTTGCTAATTTCTCACCAATTGTTGCTTTCTCTAATGCTTTTGCCATAATGTTCTCCTATTAAAATTTACCACTTGCTATGTCTTTTGCTTTTTCAAAGGCAAAAGGAACTGAATAATCATATGTAGTCGATGCGACTCCAGGTGATGCTATATTTGCAATATTCTCTTTATTCACTTGAACTGTCCACAACGGAGGTGTTGATACGTTAGGTGTTACCGGATTTACAACCGTTGTTGGCTTTTGTTCTTCTTTCGTTTCTTCTTTTTTGAACCATTTCTTAACTGCCATCTCATCATATTGTTCTTTGATAGAACGATTAGCGGCAATTAAAAGCAATACTGCTAATGGATCAAACACAATCATTATCAACATAATGACTAGACGAACTGCTTTGTCAATTACATCTCTGTCACCAGAGCCATAGATTAACTCTGCAATATATTTTATCGGCCCAAAATCCGACTCGGCCTTTCTAAGCTCGTTCGCAATCGGTGCTCTCTCAGTATTAAGAACAGTAATCTTCTGTTGCGAAACGGTGATTTCGTTAAGTAGACGGCTACGTTCTGCTTTCTGACTGTTGCGTATGAAATTGGATTTCTCGGCACCTTTTTCTGTATCTGTTCTACCCATAATTTGTTCAACGCTATCATCCATTTGTTTGAGGTTTTTACGGTTAGTTTCAATTTTTTCCCTTTCAATTTTTATGTTCTCATCAATGATTGCCACTTTGTCAACGATAGGACCTAGGTCTGCTGAATGTTCTAAGTGTGCTTTTGATAGATACCCAAAGATACCCATTGAGGTAATAAACATCAAAATAACGACTGCTGTGACAAACGGTGCTTTAAGACTTCTTGGTGCAGTCTCCCAATTTCTATATGTCCATGATATTGTAACAAGTTTTGCTATTTCAAAGACAGAACCCATTACAATAATGGGCCAATAAGAACCAGGGAAAATTGCAGTAAGTCCTATTACTGAATAGTATGCCGCTACACCAGAAAGTGCTAAAGCGGTGAATAAAGTTATAAAAATCATTTAAAGAATCCTTCTAGCGTATTAAGTTTCTCAGCCCTCCAGCCAACGCAATCTAAGATTGTTTGCATAGGTCCTAAGAATGTCTTTTCGAATTGTAACTCATAATCTATATACTTGTCAAGCCCAAACTCGGTAGGAATACGACTAGGAAACGATATTACCGAATCTTTGAACGGATTAGGCTCTTTCAAATAGGTAAACTTAATTTTCTCACCTTCTTTAATCAATTCATACTTTTTGGTAAGTTTCATTTCTTTTAGATAGTGATTATAGAGAATAGCCCCTTTGACATGAATCGGTGTACCTTTAATATACAATTGACTACCCGCATTAGAATAGTTTCGTATACCGTTTACACCTCTTGGGAAAGAAATCTCTTCTGCCGGCATCGCTTTGAATTCTTTCTTGAATTCTTTGATGAACTTTTGAATATCTTTCTCAGTACCTTTCATTATCAATGAAATCATCTCTTTCATCTTAACACGGATAGCGGATGGTGTGGATGATTTAATAACTTCTAGACCCATAATCTTAAGGTCAGGTTCATTATATCTTACACCTTCGTTATCATACACATTAAGAATGTATCGTTTCTTAGCAGTCCACATACCCTTATCGGCAAGTGATTCACGTTTCATCTGCATCTTTTGTGCAAACACTTGCATGTAATCACCCAATTCTTTGTATGACTTATCGATGTATGGTTCAAGTTTATCGCTACAAACTTTATCCATGAAGTCAATTATTTTAGTTTTAGGTAAAGATACTTGTTCATCTACACCATAAACTTTCTTAACTAACTCACCAAGTCTCAAATAGATTGAATCGGTGTCTGATGCAATTACATAATCAGTTTCTGTCTTTAACAGATTGTTCATGTAATCGTTAATCTTATTTTGAATCCAACGAATACTTAATTGACCAGCAGTAGTTACACCAAGAGCCAATCTAAGGTCGAAGAATCTAAAATATTGAGAACCGAGAGCACCATATGCAGAGTTAAGACCAACTTTCTTTGCTAGTTGTAAGTTGTTATATCTTGCAATCTTCTTTTCAATTTCATAATGCTTTGATGCATCCTTTTCATTTTCAAGTTCTTGTTTTGCTTGTAGATATAGTTTCTTAAACTTCTTTCTATCTTCATACATTTCGGCTAACATCTTTGGTAAGAAACCTTGTATATCTTTGCGAAAGAATTGACCGTTTGGTGTCAGAACGACATCTTTAGGTAAAGCAGTCATATCGATGCTCTTTGTTAGCAACGTATCTACATTAACACCTTGTGCAATAACGGCACGCATCTCATCACCGTAATCTTCAGGTTCAATAAGAGTCTCAGGACTAATATTGTATTGCATCATTAAGTGAGGATACAGAGAATTCAAATCGAATGACACAACATATTCATGGAAACCTACTTGCGGTTCTTTTACATAAGCACCTTCAAATGCCATGTTCTTATCTTTGACGATACGTGGCGGTACAATGATATCTTTCTCTTTTAGGTAAGAATAAGTCAATGCATCCCACATACGAGTCTGTGCAAACACATCATCGTAATTTGATTTTGTATCATAGGTCAAAGAGATGGCAAGTTCAAGTAATTTCAACTTCTCTTCAAGTCTCATTACAAGACCAACGTCTTTGATGTTGTATTCAATAAACTTTTGATAGTCAAGTCTGTACAATGTGTGTAGATTATCATATTCATCATAGGATAACTTACCCTCACCCAATTCAACTTGTGCAATAGTTTCTAAACGATAGTTTTCTTGTGACTTACCGTTAGGAGCATACCATTTGTATAAGTCAATATAATCTAGACAAGAAACCCCAAGTAATTCATAATATAGAACTTGTTTACCGTTAATAATAGTCTTACGTTCTTTGATTATGTTCCATGGTGATAATTGTTTTGCAAAATCATCACCCACAATACGTCTAAAACGATTGACCAGATAAGGTACGTCAAAGTCTTTCATGTACCAACCGGATAGAATATCTGGTGGGTCTTCAGCCCATAACATTACGAATCTTTTGCAAAGGTCATATTCGTCTTTACACTTCACATAGATTTCATCACCTTTAGTTGTATAGTCACCACAACCAAACACATACGTCTTACCATTGATCCATTGAATACAAATCGCTGTGATAGGTTCTGTGGCTTCGTATGGGTCAGGAAAACCATTCTCTGAACCGACCTCAATATCGATTACGGCAACTCTAACATGTTCGAAGTCGTAGTCAATCAAACCAGGATAATGGTCTGTAATATAAGCATATTCGAAACGAGCCTGACCATATATCTTAGGTGCATTAGCAACATCTCGCAAACCGTCTAGAAAATCTCTAGCATCACGGATAGTTTCGAATTTTCTTTGCTCTAAGTTTAGGCCTTGTAGGCTTTTGTATTTGGAATCTTTTTTTGTTTCAAGATACAGAGATGGCGAGTATTCAATCTTTTGTCTGACTCTTTT